GAATTAACAAAATGAGTTTAGTAAAACACCAGGGCTTTGCCCCACAGACAATGACTGAGGCCATCGAGTTTAGTTCGATGCTATCTAGATCGCAGATGGTCCCAAAGAATTATCAAAACAAACCAGAGGATATCCTTGTGGCCGTCCAATGGGGTTATGAGATCGGCCTGGCTCCGCTCCAGGCATTGCAGAATATCTCTGTAATCAATGGCAAACCATCGGTATATGGTGATGCGGCAATGGCATTAGTACAGGCCAGCCCAGTATGCGAGGATGTGCAAGAGAGCATCGAGGGAGATGGCACTAGCAATCCGGTAGCTATCTGCCGGGTTAAGCGCAAAGGCCGCTCTGAGGTGGTATCTAAGTACTCTGTTGAGGATGCCAAGCGCGCCGGTCTATGGGGTAAGCAAGGTCCTTGGTCCCAGTACCCTAAGAGAATGCTCCAGATGCGCGCCAGAGGCTTTGCTTTACGCGATGCTTTCCCTGATGTACTTAAGGGTTTAATCACCGCTGAGGAGGCTCAGGATATGCCTGTGGATGAGGTTCTGTCTAAGCCAGTACAGATCGTGTCTAACAATCCATTAGATGCCATCCCAGAATTGTTAGCTTCAGAGCCAGAAGTTTTGGATATACCAGCTGAAGAGTGTCTCATTAATACAACAGTTGAAGAGATGCCTGTGCCACCAGTTGAGGATGCGCCACTACCAGTAGTTGAGGAGTTGCAAAAGCCTGGCACTTTTAAGTTAAGCATTCCCGGCAAAGAGCCAATGTTCGCGGCCAGTATTGATGATTGGATGGAGTCTTATAACGAGATGGCTGACAAGGTTGCCAGATCCAGGCTTAGTAAGGAAGTTAAGGCCAGCAAGATAGGTGAGTTTAATACTCTTAATGCTGATGTGTTATCGATGCTTAGTGCAGTTCAAAAGGCTGGCATGACTGCACATAAGCAAAAGCGTAGGGCGTTATTGGACGCGTCTAGCTAAGGTAAAGGGCGCGCTCATCGTTGCGCCTGGACACCAAACCTTTTAGTACCTTGCCGCCAGCCTTTGTCCAATCTAGAAAGGCCTCGGCGGCCCCTTCATAGTCACCTCTATTGTGTTTCATTCTCAGAGTAGAGCGTTGCAGATTACCTAACCCTACATTGAAAGCAAAGCTGGTAAGCGCACCAAGGCGGCCAGGAGTAAGGCCATCAGGACACAATCTGCGTACACCATTTTCAAAGCTGACCAAATCTCTAGCAAGCATCTCATCAACTTCTCCCGTAGATAAAGTTCTATCCCACCCATCAGGGATTGGCAAGGCTTTACGCTCTGCCAACGGGACCCTGATATGTGATTGATCGATTACATGGCCAACACCAACAGTCCAGATTAAAGCTGGGCATTGGTATGGCCTAACCCGTACACCTTCATGGTGTTTAATCATGTCAATGACGCGGTGTTCTAAACTCATTTTTTAGCGAATGCTTGTGTGCCAAACCAGAAAGCAATGATAGATGCCAGGATCTGCATCTCATCAGCATCAAAAATCATTGGGATAGCCTCAGCGAACTTAGTGCCAGACTGCCAGGCCCATGCAATAGACGCGATGTCTACAACAATTAATAAGAATACGAATAAGTAGGTAACCATCGGGCGTACAGATGCACGCAGATTAATAACCCATTGACTCGCGCCCTGGCCAATAGCTATGTCGTGTGCGTACAAAGCCTCACGCTCTTTCTCTGCTGACTGTATCGCGATCTGCTCTGTGCGGATCTCTTCTACTTTAGCCTGGGCAATGTAACCTTCTTTGAGCATCTGCATCTCACGCTCGGTTTGCATCTTAGCTAGTTCTAACTCGTGTGACTTGTCTGATTTATCTTGAAAAAAATCCATCAGCTTTGGTAGGCCACCCATCAAGAATGATAGCGCGGTAGAAATTAAAGTTAACATCAGAATGCCCCTATGTATTTAAGAAAAACAGTAACCCAAAATGCCGCAAAGAAACACCACGCTAAAGCAACCTGGCGCTCTCTAAGATCTGACTGAAATGCTTTGTTGTTCTCATCTTCAACTCTAGATATCTCAGTCTTAATCTTTAGCACTTGTTCCCATTCTTTAGCGCCGTACTTCCTTACAAAATCTATCTTTAACTTAGCCTCTTCGTCAGTAATCAATTTGCGTCTCTGATATTCCTGGAGCGCTTTAATTGTGGCAGTCTGTTTCTTAAACTCTGCCTCTCTCTGCGCTCTTCTACGCTCTCTTGCTCTTTCCTGTGCTGACTCTACTGCCTCATTGCGAATGCTCTCAATGCCTTTGGTAATCTCTTTACCAGCGGCCTTGCTATTGTTTATGCTCTCGCTAAAACCTTTGGCTCCAGCGAGAAATCCGAACTCGTCAGCCACATTCTTAACCTACCTTGATATGGCCAATACCGGCAAGGTAAGTAACCAGGCCGATAGCACCAACACCAACCACCCAAAAGAACTTAGTAACAACCGACCTACCGACAGAGGTATAGACATTCTCGATAACTCTTTCAGTTACCTTCTCAACGATATCCTCGATCTCTTTCTCTGTCAGGTTAGCCATGATTACGCTTTCTTTCGTACAGTTTTTTTAGCCACTACTTTCTTGGCCGCTGGTTTCTTTTTGGCAACAGTCTTTTTAATTGGCCTCTCAAACTCAGGCGCAACATAGTCTTGCTGAGTTGCTGGGAAAGGCCAGTTAGTATCAACAGATATCTTAGGCATATAGCCTAGCTTATCAAACAACCAAGATACGAGAATCATTATTAGCTCCAGACTGGGGTAGGTTCAGTAGGAAAATCTGGGTTTGCTTGTGGCTGGATTACTAGGCCACGCAAGATGCCGCGATAGGTTACATATTCAGCAGAGTTAGCAAGTCCAACATCAGATAAAGCGGCCCAATCACTAGCGGCTAATAGTGCTTTAGCTTGTGCTTTACAGGCATCTTTTTGTGCTTGTGTAGTAACTGCGGCTAGGTCATAAGTTACTTCATTGCCGTCTGCATTGTAAGCAATGCCTTGACGAGTAGAAGTTACTTGTGGATATAACTCATAAATTGCTTTTGTTATGTTCATGCCGCAATCTCCATAGCAGTAAATGTTAATACATTGCTACCAGCGCCACCAGCATTAAGACCATAATAAGAAGTTGCGCTTTCTGTATACATATAAACAGTATAGGTAGTTGCTGAAGTTGTGGCTGGTGAATCTAAAAATTGCATAAACAAGTTGGTGTCTGTATAACCACCAACAGTTCTAATTGCACTAAGAACGGATTTTGAAGTGCCTGTTGCTAGGTTTGTCCCACCTCTATAAATTGTAAAACCAGCACCAATACTATCGTTTGCATTTTCTACAATACCATTATGAAGTAACAGTATTTTGCTAGTAGAGAATTTAGGCGTAATAGTTACAGAAAATCCTGTGCTTACAAATGAAGAAGAGGTTGTTGAAAAATAAGTACCTGAATTAGTAACGGCAGTATTGCTAACAACTTGCAATACGCTACCAGTTGGCAAGTCAGCATACTCGATAGCACCAGCCGCTATCTTATCAATACCAGTATCTCCGCTAATAATAGTAGGCATTATGTATTCTCCGCTGGTTCTGGTTGGTTGCCTTCAGCTACCCATTTGAGGTATTGTTGGTAGTCTGTGTTGTCTGGGTCGAATGGGATGTCTGTGCAAGTTGTTTCAGTCTTGATAATTACTGAAATAATTTCACCCGCTGTATTTTTATTTAATTTATACATTTTATAGTTCCGCTGAAATTTGAAGAACGCCTGTGGTGCTACCATAAAGGCCGCCGGGGTTTCCCCTAGTCATTCCACTAAAGTTACCAAAGAAAGCAATTACAGATAAAGTTCCGCCAGAGTTTCTTGATACCTGTGCTGATGATTGGGTTCTTCCCGATACGTAATACTCATCAAACGCCATTACACCAGTTACTGATAAAGTAGGCTGCGCTCGCATCGGTACTAGCAATAAATTTTGTGAAAATACAGCATCTGAATTTCCGACAAAACAAGGGATTCTATCACTATTATTTTGTGAGGCTAAAGTTTGATAATAGCGTTGGCAAAGTTGAAGTTCAGTACCATACTGACGATACTCAAATCCAGTAGCACTACTTCCTACTTCTAGTTGAACACCTGTCAAATATAGCGTGGCTCCTGAAGTTCCAACAACGCTGACTGCGCCTGTGGCTGAAACTAAATTTCCAGCCGCCCATGCACCAGCCGTTCCTGATTTGCTTGAACCTGAACCCATACTAAATTGAACTGCTATACCAGTTCCGTTAGTTGTTCCCCAAGTACCAGTAGTATCACCAGCAATAGTTATGCTTGCTTGCGTCCAAGTATTTGCAGAGGATATTGTGTAAGAAAAAGGATAACTGCGATTGTTGCTATTATTAATTAGTGAACCACCAAAAGTGCCTGTCAAAGATGAATACGCCCAAAATGACAAAGTAACAGTTTTAGCGTTAGCAGTTCCCCAGCCTAAATCAGCGACATTAAAACCTTCAATGTTTTGATAAACCTTAAATTGTTCAGCCGCCCCTACTGTGTAAGCAGAAGATGATGTCATGCCTATGCACCATGTAAATCCAGGTAAATTTGATATTTGAAATTGAGCTATTGAAAATTTAGAACTTTGGTCTCCATAAACCGCCCACCTATCAACAGAAAACTGTGTTCCTGTATTGGTGTTATTAATAGATGCACCAGCGTTTCGTTGGTCAATAACCATCGCACCATTGATAATGCGATTCTTCATAAGGCTTGCGTTACCGCCGCCTAGTATGCCGCCAGGAGTTGTAGTCGTTACTGTATCAACATTGATATTTCCGTAAGGCATTATGCTAACTCCTCATCTGTTGGTCTGGCTAAAGTAGGGTGCTCCCACTTAGCAATGTAATCGCCTTTGCCATCTGAATCGTTTTGAATTTGAATAATATCAATAAAATCTATTTCAGTTAATTCTGGATAGATAGATTTAATTTTTTGAGATAAAGTCATTACGCCGCCCTCACTAACGCACCAGTAAACGCATACAAAGTATCATAATCTGTATCAATAGCACTTCCGCTATTTTGATAAGCATAAGCCTCAATGTAATCTGTTGAACCATTTAAATAAATTATGTTGCTTAAAACTGGTGAAACATAGGTAGCTGAACATCCAAGCCATCCGCCTGTGAGAGCAACACTTCCATTTTTATAAAGCCTATTAATTGCATAAGAAGCTGTCATAACAGCGCTATTTCTCCAATTGAAATTTACTTGGTAGAACCCAGCTACAGTAGGCGTAAAACGATAATTTGTGGTATCAAAATTTGAGTTTGTATCGTATAACTCTGAGTTAAATCTTAGCTTTGTCCATGTTGAGTCTGCAATAGGAGTAGCGGCACTCATATACGCAATAAAAGCTGGTCCATCCATAGCCAGAGTACCAGACATATTTGGAATGGCTACTGTTCTATCGCTATTCGTATTAGGCGCTACTGGCGCTGGTGGTGATGCAGTATTCCAAGAGAATGGCACAACAGTAACTACAAATTACACTTTGACATCTAGCAAAAATGCAATGTCAGTTGGCCCTATTACAGTTAACTCTG